TTATTCCTCACTTTCAATTGTTGCAATTCCGTACTGGACTGCACATTCATGTTCAATTTTGCATCCGCGGTACTTGTCCCACTCTGGTGCAAAATAAGCTACATCTGCTGATGCTAAAAGCTCTAATGATTTTCCAAGGAACCACAATGGCTTCGCATCGTGTGGTGCATCCTTAAAGAAAGAATTAATGACTTCTACATCATCTCCTACTTTCTGTTTTGCTGCTGCAATCGCTTTCTCACGTTCCTGAAGAATCTGCTCGTCCGTTTTGTCCTTCATCGGTTGACTGATAAATAATTTCTTCACTTTTTGTCTCCTCCTTGATATTTGTCTTTGAATCAATTAATTTCTGTGTGACATCTAAGCCAGCAATTAAAAACTGTGGAACATTCACATGCATTCTTACTAAATTTTCCAAGATGCTTCTCACTTCATTGACCATGTAAGTCGCCAATGTAAACCATCCTAGCATCATCATGAATGATAAATCTATGCCGATGATTTTTCCCATCTCGACAAAGCAATGTGACATGAAGAATGCTAGTCCAATAACGATCCAGTAGGACACTTTTTTCCAAACGCCCTTTGCTCCGATCGCACTTGATTCATTCTTTTCGTAATATTTTGCTTTGACAAATCCGGTTGCGTAATCAATGACATTTAAAATCAGGAATCCTGCAAACAGGAACCAATACTTTCCGAGAATTGCCACCCCAATTGCTGCGATTGCACCGTAAATCATGTTAACTTTGTCAAATTCTTTCATAGTCGCTCCTCTCTTTCAATATAATTAATCTCACAATTAATCCTCCTTCCTTTTGTTACACCCTATTATGAGCGTGCAAAAAAAAAGATGCCCCCCTCTTTGGGGAACATCTTTCAATTTTTAATTTAATTAAGAACAATGAAACCTGCTCCCAGGCTTCCACCACCGCTATCATTAGTTATAAAGCCACATTGAGTTCCAGCGTAAAAATTCATTTTTACACCGTTCAAGCTAGTACCATTATCACGGTGTCCCATTACACCATTGGAATAGAAGTCTATATCACGGCTGTTATATCCTTGCCAATATACTGTAGCAGTAAAGTTATGCGTTGGAACTATACCGGCACTGTTTACCGTAAAAAAATTAGGATTTACCCCGGTCCATCCTGGTACCCATTGTCCATTAGAATAAGCGGCGGTTGACCGCCAGCCAGCTATACAGCAGCCACTAGAAACTCCTGCCGATTTGCCCGCATTATATCCGCTCTTATAATTAGTACTGGCTGTATTTACTCTATTATCTGCATCAGTTACACCTTTATTATATCGTGCATTCCCAGCGGTGGCAATATTAGCTGCTATTGTCGCAAATTCCGCGTCCGCAGCCGTAGAAACTCCTTGTGCAGTGATGGCACTGGCTACGGTTGATTTGCCATCACTTACAGATTTTAAACAGTTATCTAAACTAAGTTTATTTGCAGCAATCGCGCCTGCTACAGTTCCGTCTCCAATTCTCGATATTTTTGTTTTATCACCTATTGTCTGTGCATTTTCTAAAATTCCTGCATCCATGTGATCTAAATTTGTTGCATTAATTGGTGTGTCTGTTGATGGGTAATCTTTCCATCCTACTTTTTTATATGCCATAGTCTAATTCTCCTTTGCTATTGGATATCCCTGTTTATTCTGTAATTCTGTTACTGAGTTACCTAACGATGCTAATGTTTTATTAACAGTATTAATACTCTTCTGTAGATTAGAGATCTGTGTTGTATATGCATTCCACTTCTTTCTCTCTGCTGCTGTGATATGTACCGTTGTATTTGATTCATGCGAATTAAATTCTGCCAGATTTGCTTTTGTACCTATTGCATTATTTAAAGCTTCTACAACACTCTCATTTTGTTCCATTGCATCCGCAATTTCTTTCAGTGTGTCGAGAGTTTCTGGTGCACCGTTTATCAGTGCCGCTATTTTCTGATCAGTATAGGCTACTGCATTTTGATAGCTTTCGTTCCATGAAGTTCTTTCCTCCACAGTGATATGCACCACTTTATCAGATGTGTGTATGGTCAGTTCACTTGTCAAAGCTCTTTTATCAAGTTCCGTATTAACCTCTGATATTTTTTCATCTGTGTAATCTTTAGATGATGTTAATGCCACATTCGCCGCACCGGATTTATCTGCTCCTACTTCCTCATAAGTTGTATTATGAGGATTTCCGGTTGTTATACTATGTGAATATGCGGTCTGCCCTTTATCGCCATAATATGCCGTATCATGTGTTTCTCCAAGTGTCAATTGCCCAGATGCTTTTAAATCTTCTAAATATTTTTTTGCTTCCTTCGCTGAAGTGTCTGCATCTGCTGCCCTCTGGTCTGCATTGGTTTCAGATGCCTTTGCATTCGATTCTGATGTTCCTGCTGCATTTGCTGAATTTAATGCGTTTTTCTCAGATTCTTTTGCATTTGATTCTGATACACCTGCTGCGTCCGCTGATTTTTTTGCCGCTGTTTCTGACGTTAATGCCGCCAGTGCTGATTGTGCCGCTGCCTGTTCATGTGCACTGGCATTATTCTCTGAAATTAACGCATTTCCTTCTGATACTGCTGCTGCTTCCTTTGATGATAGTGCTTCCTGTGCTGATTGTGCCGCATCATTCGCAGAGGATAAGGCATTTGTTTCTGATTGTTTTGCTGCTTTCTCCGATGACTTCGCATTTTTTTCTGATACACCTGCTGCATTTGCTGAATTTAGTGCATTTGTCTCAGATTTTTTTGCATTTGATTCTGATACACCTGCTGCGTCCGCTGATTTTTTTGCCGCTGTTTCTGATGTTAATGCCGCCAGT